CTTGCTCGTCACCGCAAAAAATTGTGTCCTTGATAAACTGTATGGTATGTTCTGTAAGTGGTTCATCAGTGTTTATTATTGCTATATATTTCATTTCTTATTCTCGCTTTCCTTTAGCCAGGACATTGTCGTGAAACTCTTTAAACTCCTCAAATGTCAACTGCTGCCTCCTTCTGTTTCTTCTCCTGAACTTCTATAATCTGCCGGATCCGAATAATTGAGAGGCCTTCTTCCTCTGCGATCTGCCGATAGTATTTCCCGGCTTGCCTTTTTTCGTAGATCCTGCGATTCCTTTCGGTTTTCTCATTTCTTTTCATGCTTTTCTTCCTCTATTGCTTTTCTGACTGCTGCCCTGATCGCCTCGATGAACTCATCGCGCTCCTCCTTTGTTTCGAATTTGATCGTGACTCCTTCGTCCTGTGGATCTTCCTCGACTACATCGTTCGAATGGTGCAGGAGCACTTCCACTGCCCTGGCGATGGGATAAGTTGTGCGATAATGAGCTTTTACTTCTCCCCGAGTGATGTCTATATATGCGCTCATCTTATTCTCTCCTTTTGTCTTTATGGGCTTTTTAGTCTTTTAATATCAGATTCAGGACTAAAAACACCAAAATTAACGCTTTAAGCGCTCCCTTTATTACTTCAGTTATCGTCATCGCTGTCTGCCTCTTGTTCTTTGAGTCCTGCCATGATGTAAATCATTTCACGGAGCTCTTTTATTCTTGTTGCTGTGACTCTCTGAACGCTCATTCTGATGATCTCTTTTCTTCTGATCGTTCTTTTTATGTCTGCAATCTGAGCCTCGATCACTATTGTCCAGACCACAACTGCTGCCAGCGCAAAGATTTCCAAGATTGTCATTCTTCTTTGTCCTCCTCCTCGTTGATGTCATTGTCACTAAGTGCCATAATCGCTGCGCAGGCATAACCTATTACTCCGCCCACCAATGTTCCTATCACAAAATATAAAATCAAACCTCCAACCTCCTTTGTGTTTCTTTTTTTCCTGGCTCAATTATTCCGGCCTCGATCATAAATCTCTGTATTTTATAACCGATCTGTGCTGCTCTGCTGTCTTTTCTGAATTGTGGAGCGACTTCCTTGTCGTAATCATCAACAATGATGTCTACAATGTGCAGGAGCGCGTCTATCATTTCCACATCGGTCAGCTCTCGTTCTGTCTTTCTCATTCTCTTTTTCCTCTGCATGGTAAAAATTCGACCACCGCCATGTCATAATCCTGCGGATCCATCCATGGGAATTTGCAGACCTTTTTAAATCCTGGCTCTTTCTCCTCAAAGTAAACGCATTTTTCGCATTTGTTTTGTCTTTTTGCGGTTTTCTGCTGGATTGATGTTCCATAGTAAGCAGGATGGTCCATGAACCAGTTCTCTGTCTTTTTAATCTTTCCGGTGTCCATGTCCCGCATTATTTTCTCGAATGTCCCATCTGAGAATTCATGCGTGATTCTGTTCTTATCCCCCAAGTTTTTCCTCCCTTCTCTCCTGCCCGGAGGCAGGAGCTTATTTTTTAACCCTGGAAGGTCTTCTGTGATAAATTCCTTGTCCCAGGTGCAAAAGGACTTTTAATAGCTGACGCATTCAACGATGTGCTGATATAGTGCTTCGAGTTTTCTCTTCTCGATTTCTTTGCCCTGGATGATCTCCTCGAGCTCTTTTATTGATGCATCGATTCCTTCCAGCTGATCAATAAGGAGCTGCTTTACATCCTGCGGCATTGGAAGTCTATCAGGCTGTTTTTTATCCTCTTCCGGCTCCGGTGTTTTGTCATTCTGCGGTTTTGCTTTCCTTCCGCTTGTCTTGAATTCCATCGCTCTGCCTGCTTCATGTAATGCATTGATAATCTGTGCCCTGGTTCCGAACCCCATTTTGACCATGAGCGTGATCTGCTCCTTTTTGTCTTTTGCAGCATCGTAGATCTCTATTACGTCCGCTTTTGTCTTGTCTGTCATTTGCTCCCCTACTCAACAAACCAAAACCCCGGAGGTGTTTCTTTTGTCACCATGCGGTTTGTGGCTGTTGCATCTTCTGTGCTTTGCCTGTTTTCTGCATTTTCTGTCTGTAATCCCTTCTCTTGTTCTGTCATTATGCGGTTTATGTCGTTTTGTTCCAGATAATTCCTTGTGAATGTCTCCATCCACTCTGTGATCGTGTGATCCTTCATGAATGCTCTCTGTGCCTGCTGCCGGAGCTCCACATTGACTGCTTTGTCCTTATGTACTAACTCATGGTGCTTTACGCATAAATAGACCCAGAGTCCAAATCTTTCAGAAAGGCTCCGATATCCTCTGCCGAATATAACGTGATGTCTGTGGAGCCCTTTGTCGGTCAGCTCTCCATAATAGCCTGCTGCCTCGGCATCTTTTCTGCAGAGATAACATTCTTTTGTCCTCTGCATTATGCTCCTGGCCATTTATGCTTTCAGTTCTTTGCCGAGCTTTGTTGCCTTGCGTTTTATGTTTAGATAGCTGTCTTTGTCCATGTAGATCGTTGTTGTCCATCCATCAGGTGTTTTTATTGTGGCTTTGTCGATCTCGAATCCTTCAACGCATGCGATCATTTCCTGGATCATCTTCTGCATTGTTGGCGATGCAAATACTTCAGAAACAAATGCATCGACCTTTTTGCGTCTTTCCTTCTTGCGGACATAACTCTTTGCCTCGCTGCAGGCACACTTGCATGTGGCTGCTTCATTGAGCTCTTCTTCTGTCATTCCGCCGATTGAGTCCCCCACGAATATTGTCTGACCACAATACCTGCAGACTCCCTGTGCCATGTTTTCCTTTTCCTGTTCTGTCATTTCCTTTTGATTTCCTCCTTCTTTGCTATTACAACGGCATGCTGTTTTGTCAGCTCCGTTATTTCCTGCCATAATTCTTTGTGTTTCAGTTCTTTGTTCTGTCTGATCTTCCTCCAGCCATTGTCCTGCCATCTCTTTGGCATATGCTGAGAGAGCATATTCCTCACAAAGTCCTCATCCATGTAGATCTTAATAAGCGATGGTCTTGTGAACCTCTGGAGCGCATCCCTTAGAGCTATAAGTGCAGCTTCTTTCTCGCTCGCGTCCTTTATGCATACAGACCCGCCTCTCGCTTCCTGCCTCCCATCGTCGAAAACACAGATAATTTCGTACGTACATTTCGCTTCCTGGATCTTCTGAGGTCTTCTGCTTACTGGTTTTATATGAATTTCTGTTTTCATCCATCTCGGCTCCTTTTTAGTTTTCTAAACATGGAACCTATCTTTTTAAGCGATTCCTTTAATATGCACTTTTGCTTCCTCTTTTGTTCACCTTTGACCGCCTGCTGCCGTGGTCCATATCTCTGCAGCAAATAATGCTGATATCTGACACCGACTCGTTCGTTGTAACCATTCTTTATGCTTTCAGGAATTATCCGGTAGCCTTCCGGCGCTCTCGGTTCCTGACTGAATGTTCCGGATCTTCTCTCTGTCCTCTCCTGCGGAGTGATGAGGTTTCTCGATCTATGGAACCGGCTCTTTCCTGCTGTGAGTTCTTCTTTTGTTTCCGCCTTCACGAAGTAATCAGCAAGCTCTTTGTAACCTCCGTCCTGGTACATCTTGAAGATTTTTATATGATCGCCCCAGTCCGCTGCTATGTCTTCAACTATTCCTGGAAGGCTCTCAACGATCAAGTGATGGTGCAGCGCAGCTTTCCTCTTTCCTCTCTCAGTCGTGGCCAGATATTTAAATTTCTTTCCCTGGCGCTTATATTTCCGGCTCATCCTGTGCAGAAACTTTGTAAGGTTCTTGTCTGCTTCCTCATATGTCTCCGGCCTATTGTCTTTTGGATAATCCAATATTATGTGGAATCCCATGTCAAAGTTTGCCAGGATGAGAAGCTGGATCTTCTCTGCTCTCTTTTTATCATTCATTTTCTTTCTACTTTCTGTTGTCGGCTTCTCTCTTTTCCTTTTCCTCCCGGCTCCGCCTCCAATCGGAGTGTAGTTTTTTATCAAAACATAGTTTCCAGCCTTCTGGATCTTATGCATATACATTTAGATGTGACTCCTCTGTCATATTTTTTATTGACCGACTAAAATGTTAATAAGTTTATACTTTTAATCGCTCCTCTTAAGCGGCTGTAATCCGCTTGTTTCTTGAATTTTCCCGGGAGTCGTGATATACTTTTTATGTAGAAATCACATAAGGTTCTGATCCTCCTCACGGATCATGACTCCAAGGAATAAGCTCTCCCCCGAGCTTATTTTTTTGTGTAAAATCGGTGGTCTTTAAACTCGAAAGCCCTGGCGAAGTATTTGTCCAGCGCGACTGAGTCTGTGCGCTCAAATGCTACGATCTCCGGAGCAACTTCTCCTTGTTCTATTCTTGACAGTGCTTCCTCTGATTCCTTGTTGATCCTGGCTCTGTTGAACCTTCCGTTAGAGACGGATTGAAACTGATATACCATGCGACCGCTCTTTGTTTTGTGGCGCTCATTGATTACTGCCAGGACTGTGTCCGGCCATTCTTTGCTATTCATTCTATTTATGACTGTACTCATGACCAGCCACATTCCATCTGGTCCTTGATTCTCTGCTTCTGCGATTGCTATCTTTTCCAGAGCTTCCTTTTCTTCTGTCGTGAAGTTATATGCCATGATTTCTTCTGTCCTTTCTACTGTTCCGGTCTCATATTGTATGACCGGAGGTTCTGCGATCTTTTCTTCTGTCAGGTATTCAATTTCTAATTCTTTGGAATTGCCCAGGTCTGATGTCGGCCAGGTTGCAAACAGGCCGCCTGCTGTGACTGCTGCCGTGATCAGGCATACACATAGAATGTTTGTAGTCTTCCTCCGCCTCACTTTTTATTCCTCCGTTTTTCTTTTCGATTACCTGTTCCAGAAACTCTCCAGCAGGAATCCTTAAAGTGTCCATTATTCTTCCCACTTCCCCCAGTGGGAACTGCTCAGGATCCTTCCAATATTTCAGGAGTGTTTTATAGCAGATCATTGTTGATTCGCTAAGCTCCTTTAATCCATTGATTCCTCGCTTCTTCATGTAGTATGTAATTAAAGCCTGGAATTCATTTACATTAATCTGCATGTTCCTCTTCTCCATGTTCGCGTTTCGCGGACTTTTTTGGCATTATAATATCATCTGTGCTGAATCCTGTTATTTTACAAAACAAATAAAAGGCTGTTGTTCTCATTCCTCTCTTGTTGTTCTCCCAGTTTGAAACTGTCATTCTGGTAACTCCCAGTTCCTTTGCAAGTTCTTCTTGAGAGAGTCCTGCAGCTATTCTTGCCGCTTTTATGGGTAATTTTCTTTTAACTGTCATATCTTCCATTTTGCTTCTCCTTCTGTTTAGGTATTAAATATGATTTTATGTTAGTACGCATAACGCGTACTGTCAATAATTTTTGTAAACTTTTATTTGCTTACTTAGTTATCATTTTGTATAATGTGAATTGAAAGGGGGATTGCTATGACTAACGCGGAGTATGCTCATTTAATTGCTAGAAATCTGAAATACTACATGGCTATTAACGGAAAAACTCAGGCTGACATCTCTCGAGATCTTGGCATCAGTAAAACGTCTTTGTCTTCCTGGGTGAATGGTCATCGTGTTCCCAAAGTTTCGACCATCGACAAATTTTGTAATTATTTTAAAATTAGACGTTCTGATCTGATGGAAGAAAAAGACCGGGCAGATTCTCTGTCAATTACTATCGAAGTCTATCGTGATGAAATCGATTTGATAGAAAAGTGGAGAAGCGCATCCCCTGCAATAAAAGAAGCTGTAAAAAAATTATTGAAATGAAGGAGGTTTAATCATGGGAATGTTTGGAAATTCAGAAGATAAGAAAGCTGCAAAAGTCGAGGCGTTATTAAACCGCTATGGTCTGCAGGAGCTGTCTGATCAGCGAGATCTTGATTCCGTGCGCAATATTGCCACAAATCTTATGGGAAATAAATTGATTGAGCTTGGTACTGTCCTTCAGGGTAATGGTGCAGATGCTGCTAAGCTCTCTTATATGAATGCAATTATGGAGCAGAATTTCATTATGATCCGCCAGCTTGATCGAATTGCTAAGAAATTGGAGGGCTGACATGGCGAAAGCTAAGAAGTTGCCTTCCGGCTCCTGGAGAACCCAGGAGTCGAAGGTTATTAATGGACGGATTGTCCGTCGTTCTTTTACAGTCTCGCCTGCTGAGTGTGGCGGTGATTGGAAAAAAGCCCGGAATCTTTCAGAACTCCGAGCGCGCATGTGGAAGGACGAGCTCGAGAATTTTGTTGCCGGAAATATTACTGTCAAAATTGCTTTAGATAAATATATCAACGACCGTTCGAACGTCCTTAGTCCTTCGACCTTAAGAGGTTATAAACAGATGCTTCCGTCGCTGGCTCCTCTCTATTCTCTTCCAGCGCTGCAGGTCACTACAGAAGATATTCAAAGACTTGTAAATGATATGGCCTTGGACGCAAAGAGGCACACTATAAAAAACCGAATGGGTTTGTTGCTTCCTGCTCTTGACTATGCAAACAACCATACAAAGTTTAAGATCAGATATCCTGAAGATGATTCTAAAAAGGTTGAGTCTCCTCAAACTGATGAGGTCTATTGTTTTTTGGCTAATTGTTCCGGAGAGATGCTGATCGCGGTTGCTCTTGCTGCCTTCGGTTCTCTTCGCCGCAGCGAGATCTGTGCTCTTAAATATGGGGATATCTCCAGAGACATGCATCTAATTTCTATTCATGCCGCCCTGGTCCTTGGCGAGAATGGTTACGTTTATAAAAATTACACGAAAACGAAAGGATCCACACGATCAGTCGAGTTTCCGTCTTTCGTTTTGAATCTGATTCCTTTAGGCCGACCGAACGATTTTATTATTTCCGAGTTGACACCTGCTGCCATCTCTGACCGCTTCGAGCGCCTGGCTAAAAGGCTGCACATTGATGCTTCCTTCCATTCGCTCCGGCATTTCGCAGCGTCCTTCCGTTCCGACCTCGGAATCCCTAAAAAATACATTGAAGAACTAGGCGGCTGGGCACCTGGGTCCTCGATTCTTCCGAAACATTACGACGATACGACCGCGAGCTCCCGCCGTAAATTTACACAAATCGCAAATAATTATCTTGAAGAGAATTTCTCAGAGGTATGCAAGCAACAAAAAAAGGCATGATTTCTCATGTCTTTTTTTCGTGTGCAATTTCGTGTGAAGTTCGTGTGAAGTTATTTACTTTTACATGAGAAAATTGTTCCACTCATATGTATTATGTTCTATTGCAGAAACCCAATAACCACGCGGCTTCGAGGCCTTTTCGCATGATTACTGGGTTTCGTTTTAAAGTGCCGGCAGTGGGACTTGAACCCATTCGTAAATCGCTGCAATCCTTTATTAATGCAGTCTTTCATTTTTCCGTGTGAAATTTTGAGTGAAGTGTGCAATAAAAAAAGACCTCCATGCGGCGCATATGCATGGAGGTCTTTTCGTTCGTCGGCTGGACACCGAGTCGTTCTTTATTTATTATATTCTTTTCCGAGCTGATTCACAATCCTTTGGATCTCAGCGTAATTATAACCGGCTCTTGTCAGGAGCTCTCTTCTTGTTGGTGTTGTGTTTTTTGTTCCCCATTTACCATCAAGTACTTCCAGCGCAATCTCCTTGTTTGTCTTCTTGATCGGAGTCTTTGCTCTGAGGTCAACTTTTCCATCAAAGTCCACATCAAGGTCAACGTTTCCGGTTATTCCCGGAACGCTTCCTTTGCTGCTGTATTGCCATGCAACTGCGAGGTCTCCTGTCGGTTTTAATGTGCTTTTAGGATTATAAGCTCCGGTGTCGTTCTTTGGATAACGTGCAATCCAGAAGTCGAATTCTTTTTTAAGATCCGGATGAATGACATTTTTGTACCAGTCAACATTGCAGTATATCCCGGTATAATAACCGGCTGATCTGAAAGCCCTGGCATAAATGTCTGTGAGGTCTTTGATTTTTTGTTTTCCCTGCTGCCGCAGGACCTGGCTCTCGTAATCGAGCCATATGCCATATTCGAGAGGCCTGTCTGCCAAGTGCTTCAGTAAGCTCTTTGCATCTCCTTCCGGATCCCTAATTGATGATGTCGCAATAAAAATATATACTCCGCGAGCGATTCCGTTCTCCTGACATCCTTTGTAATTCAGCTCGAAGTATTCGTCTTTTCGGTGGCTGGGTGCTTCGTACATGCATTTTAAAACTGCAAACTTCCGGCCAGAGTCAGCGACCTTCTTCCAGTTGATTGCTTTTTGGTAATGGCTGACATCTATTCCCTGGACTTCATTCATTCTGGATCCTCCTTCTTTATACTTCCGAGCTGAGCAAATAGCTGTATGATTTTGTCGTAACCAATCATTGAGCCCATCCATATTAAAACTATCATTAGTGCTATGCAGATTATGTTTTTTAATGTCCAGTCAACTCCGAGGATTATATATGCCGCACCTGTTCCCAGGCCTCCGATCAGGATCGCATTTGTTAATGCGATTACATTTGCGGAGTATTCTCTCCCGGCGTTCTGATATACTTTTTTGATTGCCTCTGTAAGCAGACCGCTTGCTGCAGCTCCAATTGTGAACAGCATAATAAATAATGTGATTGTCATTCTTCCATGTCCTCCTTATCTTCTTTTGTTTTTCTCAGTTTCAGTCTCTTTATCATTGCCAGCAGGAATAGTTCTCCTGCGCAAAACCATTGAACAGCTTCCGTGAGTCTGTCGTTTGTGACTCCAGTTATTGCAGAGATTGCCAGCTCCGCGATTGTGTAGATCGTGAAAAAAGACATTGTAAAAATGCAATATTTATCAAGCTCGCTAAGTTTTTTGCGTGGTCTGTTTGTTGGTCTTCTCTTACGCATTTTCGCTCTCATATTGTATTGGTACATTTAGACATTCTTCATACTTCGTTTGGTGGCATTTCGTATGGTAGCGGCCTAAGACGGCTGCCCATTTCATCTATAACCCCATTACCGCCATATTCTTTGTAAGCCTTATATAACGCGGAATAAATTTCTCGTTCTTCTACCGAATAACAGCCTTTTTCAAAGCACTTGTCGGCGTTATCTTTGAGCATTGTTCGCATAATTGCTAGTAACGCCATGTCTTCTTTTTCCTGTTTAATTTTTTCTTCTTTTTTCTGTTCTTCTTCCATTGAACTGCGGCTCTGTCTGTATGTTCGTGTATCATCGTTTATATTTTTCATAACAATAGCAAGAAAGCCTGATATTACCGCAGATATAACACTGGTCACGATTCCAATTATGTAAACCAAAATATTACCCCCTCCAATGAAAAGGAGCTACCACACTATAAATGTGATAACTCCTGAATGTAATTATTGTTTTTGCTCAAAACTTATGTGAATACAAAATATATCATCCACTTCTGCGATCATTTTTTGTTCGCTAAAGGCTTCTTTTGCGAACCATCATAGTGCATTACTTGTGTTTGTACTGCATTGCCGTTAGTGGATATAGCTATTTGAGTATTCCTATGCCTTACAATCATAAGCACTGTAAATGCTCCAAGCATATATCCAACTATTCCCGCACATAAATACAACATATTACTTACCTCTACGTGTTTGGCTTCTTTTGCGAAACAACTATTGTTCTATCACTTTCTGCTTTTTATTGCAGATTGGGCAGATAGACAACTTTGCTTTCGATAGTGTGTCCCACACGTCAGTACATTTAGTAGTCGTTTTGCACTTTGGGCAATTCATAATGTAGACCTTATGTTTCATGAATTACTCTTCCTTAATATACAAGTCAAAGTTCTTGAAATCTCCTGTGCCATCAATCTGAATAGTGAGCGCAAAAGTACACTCTGCATTGCTTCTCTGTGACGCATACTTGGTGTGATAGTTGCCCTCTGCAAGACGTTCTGTGTCGTATGCTGCAAGCGTATCATCTGTAAAGTTGTTGTGAGTGTAAACCCTATCTTTTACAGACTCGCCAAAAGAAAGGTTTTCTACCTTTTCACCCGTTTCAAGGTTGATAAGTACACACATACCGCCGATGTTGGTATCAATTTTCTCTTGTGCACCAAAATCATCGTGAAGTTTGTTTACTGCCGCAAACATATCCTCTTGGTCATAAATGCTCTGTGATTCTTTTTCTGCGGTCTTAAAGACCTCTATAAGTTTAAACGCTGACATTTGTTATCCTCCTTTATAATATTCTTATTGCCGATGCACTATAGTATCCACCCGCTGTTGGGGATATATTTTCCCAATTTATAACATTTACCGAAAGCGTAGCAGAATTACTTTGAACATCAACAAAACCACTCACATTAAACTTGTATGTAAGCGTTTGCTGTATATTAGTTTTGCTAACACTTCCAGTATTTGTTAAAACTTCAATTGATGTTGCTTGTTGTTTTAATGTGTTATCGGAGGGTACAACGGGTGATATTCCGCTAACAAACAATATATAACGCCCCTTTGGTAAATCAAAAGTTGCAATTGTAGTGCTTACACCACCATTAGTAAGCGTAGGTGCAGGACTTACTTTTGTTGCTTCGTATTTTTGCCCTACATGTGACAGCATATCAGTAACAACCTTACAGTTACTATTTTTCACAAATGTTCCACCTTGAGCAATTGCAGATGTTACCTCTACAAATGACCAACCCAAATTGTTGTCATCATAACTTGTGCCAAAGTTCACGTATACCTTTTCACCAACCTTATATGCTCTTGATGCAACTCCATTTGATGAGGCGTTTGTATTTGCTAAACTATTCCAGATTAAACTATCAAAATAAGCCCTAAGTGTACTTGTCTTAGTTTCTTCATTCGTTAAAGTCTGAATATTCGAATCAATGTATGGCTTCAAAAGGTTCTGTACTACTTGAACTATACTTTTCATTTTTTTATTTCTCCTTTCTTAATTTCCAAGGACTGCAGATATCGCGTTGTATTCGGTATCGGTGATATTATCAACCAGACCTGCTAGTGCAGAAATTGCCGCCTCTGCTGTCGTTTTTGAAGCTCCATTGATTGTTAATGCTGTTGCAAGATTAATATTGTTGGCTGTTGTTGCATGAGGATTTGTTCCATCTGTAATCTGGCTGTGGTTATAGGCTGTCTTGCCTCTATTTCCACAGTACGCTGTTGATGATGTTTCTCCGAGTTGTAGCAGACTGGGCTTATTCTTGATGAAATCAAGTTTTGTGTTGTCTGACTGACTCCAGTCACTCTGGATCTGTGCCGCTGGAATTGTCGGTTTGTTTGACAAGTCGTTATAACTTCCGCTTGTTGCTACAGTGGCAAGCGCTGTTTTGTCTGCCTTGCCCGCTAATCCTGTGTGTACAGCTCCGCTTTCTATGAGATCGGTGCTATTCTGTGTGATTGCGTTTGTACTGTCTTTCGCCGCTGCGGTTCCTAGTGTGGGCTTGTTCTTTATAAAGTCAGCTTTGGTGTTGTCTGACTGGCTCCAGTCACTTTGGATCTGTGCTGCTGGAATTGTCGGCTTGTTTTCGAGATCGTCATAATCTCCAGAAGTTGCCACATTGGCAAGTGTGGGCTTGTTCTTTATAAAGTCAGCTTTGGTGTTGTCTGACTGGCTCCAGTCACTCTGGATCTGCGCTGCGGGGATTGTCGGCTTGTTTTTGATAAAGTCTGCTTTTGTGTTGTTCGACTGGCTCCAGTCACTTTGGATCTGTGCTGCTGGAATTGTCGGCTTGTTTTCGAGATCGTCATAATCTCCAGAAGTTGCTACATTTGCTAGTCCTGAGATGTCTGATGCTGTAAGTGCTTTATTAACCCATTTTGATGCGGTATCATCCCAGACCAGAACTTCTCCATCCTGAACCGATGTGATCGTGACATCTCCAACTGCATTTAATGTGTTTACTGTGGCGCTGTTCTCTGCATTGACCCATTTCTGTTTTACTGCATCCCAAGACAGCGTTTGCCCTTCCTGGAGGCCTGCGAGTGTTACATCTCCAAGATCTTTAAGATCTCCGACTTGTCCATTTAATACATCAAATGAACCGGTGTGGCTGTCTCCTTCGTTGTCGACCCACATCATTGTAACTTTGTGCGTTCCGTCTGCGTTCGTTGTAATTACGCACTGGCATGGAGCTCCTTTGAGCGCTCCCATTCCGACGAGCGTCGCTTTTACAAAAGACTTAAGCATTCCAATGATTTCTACGTCTTTCATGCTGTCCTCCCTTTATGGCTGCGCGAGCCAAGAGTCTGAACCTCCGTCATAAAAATAGACGTCCTGCGTGTCCATTTCAAAGAATGTTGAGCCGTTCACGATCTTAAGGTCGTTAAATTTGACAGTCGGTTTCGTGTCTGTAGACAATCCTTTAAAGCTCAGTTCTTCGGTTACATCGCTTTTGCTTAATGTAATCATGTGCTCTCTTCTCCTCTCTTAGCTTAATAATGTTTGTATAGCTGAATACTGCGCATCTGTAACATAACCCACAAAGTTTTCCGCGTAGTATTTCGCGTTATTATGATAGGCGGGATCTGTACTGGGTACCGCCGTACCGCCCTTAGTGCCAACTGCGTAGCTTTCTGCGTCCTGTGAATACCCTAGCGCAAGCAGCGCGGCTTCGATTGCTTCTTCTAACAGTGGGAGATCTGTTTCTGATATGACTGTATCATCTGTCAGAGCTGCTGCCTCGACTCGGATAATAAAGTTTGCTGATGCGATCCGAGCGTTGTCCTTTGTGATTACAATTTCCGCAGGTACATCTCCAGAGAGAATAGTCATCTGTTGCTGCTCTATCGCAGTTGCAGTACTTCCTGAAAAAGAACACGCATATTGAAATCCAGTGTGATCTGCTTTTGTTCCCTGGATTGTGACAGAGGCTCCAGATGGCACATTAAATGCCTGGTCATTTACTCTTAAGTTGAATATCCAGGTTTGCCCTTTGTCATACTGATTCGCGTGTATTATCTGAGGCACTGCCTGCGGTATCAGGTCCAGGTTGATTGTTTGTGATGTCATTTACTCTCCTCTCCAGCTCTTCTTTGAGAACTTTGTTCTGCATTCTTAATTGCATGATACTGTCTGCATAACTTCTTCCGCATTCCGCCTCAAAAAATCCAAGGACATCTCTTAGGATCATGCACATCGCATCGCAGCTGAGTCCGTTCTCCTGGCCGAATGCGATCATTGTGGTTTTTACTTTTTGAGCTGCTGCCCTGACTTCAAACAAGTCATTGTTCATTCGTTTGTTTTTCCCCCTTTTTCCATGGCCTTTCGTTCCGCTTCGGCGATCTGCTCCGGTGTCAGTGTTGGCTCTACAAATGCCAGCTCATTGATTTTTGCTCTCGCCTGCGCTCTTCTTTCTTTGATTGGTGCGTATTCTTCTTCGGTCAGAGCGCCTTCTGCATACTTGATAGCCTGATAATCTGTTGCAGTCAGATAGCGCTTGCATTCACCGATTTCATGAAATGCCTGTTTTTGCTCTGTGCTATATCTGACTCCAATTGCAAACTCAATCCCATATGGATTGTCGCTGTCCATGATGACGGGTCCGTTTCCTCGGATCCATGCAGTTAAAATATTTCCTTCAACGTCTATAACTACCATTTATGCTCCCTCAAATTATTACAGATTGTGCTGTTCCTGCACCAACAAGCATTCCGTGAATATATCTTAATGGCGCCTTATCAAATTTAAGATATACAGGAAGTGTACAAAATACATCCCACTCGCTTGCTTCTTCCTCAGAAACGGTTTTCACCCATCTTTCAACTGTCGGATGAAGTGGGTCTTCTGCTTCTGCGTATTTATTTAGATTCTTTACTAAGTAATAGTTGGGATTTGCATCTGAGGCTCCTGTGGGATTGTCTGTTACTGTTTCATAAACTGTTGCTGTTCCTGTTCCTGCCGACTGATTAGTGACATATAAATGCGGTGTTCTGATGTTCAGCTGTGTGTCTGCATCAATTGTCATCTGGTGACTTCCTGACACAACCTGCTCCAGATTGATCAGGTTGTGCATCGTGTCTCCGTAATATCCTTTTATTGATGTTGTGTTATCAAGAACCAGTCTTGCATTATATGAACCGCTTGATCCTGCGTCGGCGCTCTGGATTGTTACTCCTTGGAGCGTTCCGTCTTTCATGGTGAAAGCGCCCGTCTCCATATTGAATGCAAATTTATAATTCGGACCCGTGAGGATTCCAGTTGAAATAAAGGACGCGTTTATGTACAGTTCATTGTTCTGCGCATCAAGGGTGATCCCTTTTTTTTGTCCATTTTGTGTCAGCTTGTTAAAAACAGCGAGCTGATTAAGCCCTGTGTCATAGCTTCTGATAGCTGTCGAAATATTATCATTTGCTGTGTTTAAAGTGTTGATGTCTCCCGATGACACATCCAGTTTGCTTGCGACTGTCGAATTGCCGACCACTGTTGATGTTGACAGCGAAAAATCCCCGGTGACCATGTCCCAGTAATTTTTGTTCTGTTTGTCCTTGATTTTCCCGGCTTTTATAAGGTCCGCATCAAGAACACCAGTTTTGATATATGACCCATTGACGTACAATTCCCCACTCTGCATGTAAATGCCTTGGAGCTGTCCATTGTTCGTTAACTTATTAAAAACCCCTGTCTGATTTAAATAAGTTGTGTCGTAATTATCAATTGCAGTCCTTACATCTGCAGCTGATGCGATTGCGCTGTTGCCGATCTTGGCACCTGAAGACAGTTTGAAGTCTCCGGTCTGCATGTTCCAGTAATTGAGATTCGCAGCGTCTTTTATAATTCCGGCCTTGATGAGGTTTGCGTTGAGTACTCCTGCAGTAATAAAGTCTGCATAAAACGAGCCATCAATTGTCCAGGCGGTGAGGAATGGTCCTTCGTAACCATTTGTACTGAAGCCGATTCCGTTTTTGTTCATACGAATAACGCTGACAGCTGTGTTGATGTCGTCAGTGTCCATGATGAGGATTTCCTGCGGTTCTCCGTCTGCATTGGTATTGAATACTACATGACCGCCGAGTCCTCCTCTGATGAGCTTTGTTGCGTTTTCGATGGCAGCCTGCATAAAGCTCTTGTTTACAACATCGCCCTGCTCGATCAGTGTCTCATTGATTGCTTTTGTGAGGTCTGTTGTCGATTCTCCAAGCTCCAGCGAATCGTATCTTTCAAGAAGTACGTTGTAAACTGTTTTCACAACGCGAGCCTTGATGTCAACCCCAAGCCTCGTGTAAACAATGTGAACTGTATCGCAGAGCTTTACGCTTTCAAGAGGAGCAATGTCTTTGTAATCTTCCGTCTCTGCAAGGTTCACGAATGAAACTGTAATGTTGCTTTTAAGCCTCCAGCCTTTATTGCGGTTCAAATAACTTTCCGCTTTTGCAAGGAGCTGTGCCTGCGTTGGCTTGTCTTCAAAATCTGAGGAAAAGTCCACAGTTTTGATTATTTTGTATGGATACTCGTTTTCGTGTCCTGACAAAACGACCGGATTATCCAAATAAACAGAGTCGTGCTCACTCTTCCAGAATGGCACAATGCCTGTATAGACATTTGTCATGTTGGTGATGTTCTTGAGCTCTGTTATATTTTTTCCATAGCGGAGTGAGACTCCTTTGTCCTGTCCTCTGTCTGCCAGGAGCTTGACCATGAAATTGTCGAACTTGTAATCGTAACCGCCATAGACATCGAGGATGGATCCGCTCTCTCCGCCTAATAAAGACCTGATGCTTCTTGCGGTGTCGAAGCTGAAATTAACAGCGCTGGAAACATCTGTATAAAATGTGAATGGGCAGTTGATGACAGCATAATTTCCAATCTTTGCCATTGTCTCAACCAGAGAGCTTGCGCTAAATGGCATGACCGGAATCCCATTGAGCAAGTAAGATATGTGCTCCGCATCAATGGTAACAATTCCATTAATCGGTCTCGTAATCCGGTATATGATGAACGGCTGCGGCATTCCTCCTTCTTCGGTCTTGGCATATATGATGCGGTTCTCTTGTATCTCATCGTAATGAATGCCAGTGATCGGATATTCCATTACGAGTTCAAATATTCCGTTTCGCTCTTCAGTCACTTTGCAGGAGATTGCATCTGCCAGCCTTCCGAGTCCGTTCGATGTGAAGTTTGTTTCAGTTCCTGCGTACAGAATAGGAATCATATCTTGTACCACCTCGGCATGATTTCGACCTTTGTAATTCCTCCAGAGAAGTTAATTCCATTACTTCCTGGAATCAGGAAAATATTGTCCGCGCTAAATGTCACCTGGCTGTTGCAGTTTAGTGTTCCTTTGTATGCATTCATCATTTCGCAGTCAATGTCCATGTATTCGTTCAGACTTGTAATAGTGATTGTATAATCACCGATTCCAACTGCTCCGGTTCCGGATCCATAAACTCTGATGGATGGCTGCGAATTGTATCTTGTTGGATTGATGATTGCTCCTGCAGAGTTGAAGGTGATTGTTTTCTCTCCACTTTTTAAAAATCTTTGTGGTTTGCAATCAAAGCTGATCGTAAATTCTCCGGATCTGTTTTTATACCCGGAAGCTGTGACCTCAATTCCTCCGGTATAATGTGCCAGTCTGTATTCTTCCGGATAATATGTATCTTCTAACCTCGAATACCCTGTCAGCGATCCTGCAAAATTGAAAAAGTCATTTACTCTCTCAGGCATCTGGTCTGTTATGAAGGCCGGGTAAGAAATCGGTATGTTTTTAAAATTCCCTAAATCAATAAGGAGATCCCCATTCCTTCCGGGGACCTCCTGCTTTGAATAATTTCTTTCTGGCGCTTTATAAATCGCCTCTCCTGAGATGTGGATTCCGAAGTCGTATGATGGAACCCCTGCAAGTGTGAAAAAAGGAATCATGAGAATGCCACTCCTCTTCTGACTACATTGTCCGAGATTCTCTGCTCGATTATATCTGCGAGCTGTGAGACATCCTGACCTTGTGCTCCGTAAACATTAATACTTACTGTATTTGTATTTGTTGTTGTCCCTGCTGCCTCTCCTAGTGATGGCATCATGGTCCCTGCCAGATCTCCCATTGCTCTCTCTACTTTTGGCAAATTGTTCTCTATGCCCTTTGCGAGCTGGCTCATCATGTCTGGCATATAGCTGTTGAAGAATCGCAATGGTCCTTTATCTGGAACCGAGAAGTGAATATAACTTGCTATTGTTTCAGCTATATCAGAAACCGCTCCGACCAGGTTGTCGAATGCGTCATGTATTCCGTCAACGATTCCGTTTATGATATCACGGCCCCAGTTGATTGCCTGACCTGGGAGTGACGTTATAAAGTTAATTGCATTCTGAAATCCGTTCACGATTGTTGTGTAAATGTTGCCGATCGTGTTCGCGATTCCTGACTTCAATGTATTGAATGCATTTATTGCTCCATCTTTCAGTGCATTCACATCTCTGATGGTATTGTCTTTAATCTGATTGAATCGGTTAGAAACGTGCTGTGCAATCAGATTATTAACTGCATTTATGCTGTCTTTTGTTTCGTTCCATCTGTTTGTCGTATTGGTTTTGAATTCGCTCCATTTTTGCGACATATTTTGGACGGTTTCTGCGGTCTTCTCCTTGAGGCTGTTCCAGAGCTCACTCATGTGTTCTTTGAACTGAGTCCATTTTTCCTTCATGAATTCCACGGCTCTTCCTGCTGCCTCTTTGATCTCATCCCAATGCTTTACACAAAGAACAATGATTGCTATTACTGCCGCTATTGCAGCCACTACAGCAAGAACCGGCGCTCCAATTGCAGTTATTGCCGGGATGATTGTTCCAGTTATTACTCCGCCGATTGTTGTTAATACTGGCAATATTGCACCTATCACAGTTGTTACTGTACTAATTACACTCATTACCGTACTGACTGCGGTTACTACATTTCCAATTATAACTAATACTGGTCCTATAGCAGCAACCACAAGAGCAATCTGGACGATGGTCTGCTTTGTGCCTTCGTCAAGACTGTTGAGCCAGTCAACAACGCTTTTTACTCCTTCCACGATTTCCCTAATCGTGGGCATCAATAAATCTCCTATTGATATTGCCAGCTCTTGGAGCATTGACTTCAATGTGGTAATGTCTCCGCCGAGGTTGTCTTGCATCGTTGCTGCCATGGCTGCTGCCTGGCCTTCATATGTTTCTATGACCTCAGCTCCTGATGCCAGTGCCTCGTTCAATGGTACGACTGAGCCATCTGCCAACTTTGCAAATGATTCAGACGAGTTGTCGATTGCATTTGTGAGCTTTTCGTAATCTTCTGTGCTTGCGTTTGCAATTGCAAGAAGGCCTGACATTGCTCTTGTTCCGCCGAGCATAGCTGCTGCCCTGGCTTTTTCTGCTCCTTCTGCATCGAAGCATTGTTTGTTCAGTTCCTCGAGCTCTGCTTCATACTGTTTTTGTGTGAGTGTCCCTGCTTCAAGTTGTGAATCGAGCAGATCAAGCTGTGCATTGTATTCATCAATATCTATGTTGATATTGCTCATTGAAGATCTGAGCTGATCCATGATTTCCCTGAAGGAATACATTTTCCCTTCGTCATCCTGGAGTGAAAGTCCGAGTCTATCCATTGCCATCTGACTTTCTTTTGTCGGCTTTGCCATTCTCTGGAACATGTTTCTGAGCGAGGTTCCTGCCATGTCTGCCTTGATTCCGCTGTTGGCCATGAGCCCAAGTGCGATGGCGACATCCTCTGCTGAATATCCCAGGGAACCTGCCACCGGTGCCACATATTTGAAGGACTCACCCATCATGGAAACGTTTGTATTTGCGTTTGTCGCAGCGCTGGCTAATATGTCAGCAAAGCGGGCACTGTCACTTGCGCTCATTCCAAATGCAGTTAATGCATCCGTTACGATGTCGGATGTTGTTCCGAGCTCTTCTCCTGATGCTGCAGCAAGGTTCATGATTCCACTTATGCCGCTGAGCATGTCCTCTGTCTTCCATCCGGCCATTCCCATATATTCGAACGCTTGTCCTGCCTCCGTAGCAGAGTACTTACTTGTTGCTCCCATTTCACGAGCTTTTTCTCTGAGCTGGTCGAACTCGTCACCTGTTGCTCCTGAAATTGCTTTGACTTTGGACATCTGTGTGTCAAAGTCTGCAGTAACTTTAACGGCTCCGCCGAGTGCTGTTACAATCGGCACAGTTAGCTTTGTTGTCATGGCTGTACCAACTTGCGAGATGGCGTCACCAATTTCTTTAACTTTTTGGCTAACCTGTTGCATTTTCGCACCGACTGCCTGCATTTGCTGCGAGCCGACTGATCCGAATTCTTTTGATTCTTTCTCTGCATTGGCAAGTGCTACCGTGTCGAGATCAATCTGTGTCTGGAGGTCTCTTGCAGCTTTGCTGTTTGCATCGAATCCTTCGGTGTTTTTCATTTGCTCGAGCGCCTGCTTTTCGCTCTCGAGTTTTGTCTTTGCTTCTGTTACTGCATCATTAAGCTCTCTCTGTTTGTCCTTTAGTAAATTGACATTTGATGGATCAAATTTCAGAGCTTTGTTTATATCTCGCAGATTGCTCTGCGTGTTTTTAACTGCGTTGTCTACCTCATGAAGAGCTTTTGTAAGTTCGGTGGTATCTCCGCCGATCGCGATCGTTATGCCCTTTATTCTCTGACTAGCAGCCATAATTTTCTCCCTTAAAAGTTGTCGTAATCTTCCTGATCTGCGACTTCCTGATAATCATATTTGTCATTCTGTGCTTCTGTGAAAATGTCGAAGATTTCACCCTGGCTTAGCTGCTCCAAGTCGGCCATATGCAGGCCGACTTGTAAGCATCTAAGGGTATAGAGCGCAGTTGATGTCACTCGCTCGCTTTTTCGTCTTCTTTTTTTTTGGAGTCTTCCTGTGGCAGACTATCGCCAATGTAAACACCGACGATTTCTGTTCCGTTGACAACAAGGTCGAGCGGATCAAAACTTGAAAGCCATTCAATATACATGGCCTGCGTGAGTTTTGCCATGTCAGCTTTGTCTGCCTGCTTTGCCATGATGAATGCCAGCTCTGGAATGTTCTCTGTTGCCACTTCGAATCCTTCGCCTTCGCTCATCATCTTAAGCAGATCTTTATGAAAGAAATGTTTATAAAACAATGGAGTTGCTCCATTTGCTAAAAAAGCGACGTTTTTGCCTCTTATCTCTAATTCTTTAAACATCTAGTGTCTCCCTATTAAGTGAACTTTGCGTAGATTGTTGTATCTGCGACGATGGTGTCTGTATTGAAATCGAATGCTGTTGTGAAGGTGTCCTCCTTGTACCATCCGCCAAATGTCATGGTTGACTTTGTTGGATCCGCAGGCTTTGTTGCCTTCTGTCCGCTTCTGACAGACTGACTTGGGATAGCTGTTCCGCCATCGGTGTCAAATGTTACAGTGTAATAGGTTGCGACTGTTGTAGGCTGATAAACAGTGTCAAACCATGATGAATACTGCGCTTCATCCTCACTCACGCGAGCTTTAACGAGATCTTTGTCGAGGCCTGAGTTGTGAATTGAAACAGCTGTGAGTGAGACTGTCTCTGTCTGAGGCTCGATGTTCTCACCTGTTGTCTGTCCTCCCACACTTGGCCTTGTTGCTGTGCAGTTATAAAGGACATGTCTGGTTGCTTTTGCGTCTCCTTCGAACTGGAATAAAAGAGCAAAGTTAACTGTCTTTGCTCCTGCGTCTTCGACAAGAACTCCATTAGAATCCTCGATGTCTCCAAGGATCTCAGTCTTGAAATCTTCAGGAACGAGAGCTGTCTCGAGGTCTCCGTTGTAACCATTGTTGGAGTTGCCTACCCAGTAATCGATGTTGTCAGCTCTGAACTTTGTGGTCTCGCCCTGCTGCTCGAGAGAGAGGTTGACTGCTCCAGGCCATGGCTTTGGTGTGTTATAAGTTGCTGTGTTTGTCAGCTCGTCTATCGTTGCTTTAGCCCAATAGACATTTTTAAGGCCGTACTTCACTTTATTCTTCGCCATTTATTATTACCTCGCTTTCAAATGATGTTTGCCATATTTTTTCGGAATCAATCCGCGATGATTCCTTGTGATAACTAATGTCGTGATTTTTGAGCACTGCTTCGACCCGTGCTTCCAGCTCGAAATCCTTTTCTGATGTGTAGAGCTCAATGTTGAGCTGCTCTATATCGCAGTAATTTATGTTGTCCGCATCAAGGTCATCGTCCTGGGATAGAAACCATACTACAAACGGAGGCACCTGCGCGGTGTCTTCTGAAAATTCGTAATATGCAAAAGGCAGGCCGATCTCTTCGACCATCGCGTTGATCTGTTCGATTGTCATAGTTTAGAAATGACCTCACTTTCAAATTCTTGGATCAGTTTCTGCTCTACAGTTGAAATGTGAGCAACTCCCTTGACTGGAGCTTTATCTGTGACGAATGTCCGCCCTGTTCCGTTTCTTGAGACGTGTCCTTTTTCCAGGAGATGTGGAAGTCCTGGCTGGGTGTTGTGAATTGTAACGACTGTGTATAGCCTTGATTTTTCCTCTGTTGATGTCCATGTGGATCCGTAACGCTTTTTGTGCTTTTTCGATGCCGGAAACAGCGCGAGCGACTCGTTTTTAAGAGCTGCTGTTCCTTTTTTTCCAACCTTCTTTGTTATTTCGCTAAGGTTTTCATTTACTTCTCCGGCATACTGATCCAGGATCTTGTTTATCTCATTGGCTAATGAATCAACCGTCACTTTCGTTCTTGCCATTGCTTCCGCCTTTTCTCTCGATGTAGAGCTCCATGTAGTCGGTTCCTGGGACATGGTATGTTCTATAAATCGAGTAAGTCTTTCCCTGGTATTCGATGAGGCTCTCTCCGTTATACTCTGCAGCAAAAATTGTGACCTGGAATGCCGGATTTAATCCGTTTCTTCCTGCCTCATAAAACTCTTGCTTTGTTACGGAGTGAACCTCGCAGAATATCTCTTTATAAACCTGTGTTGGTTTTGAGACTCCATATTTGTCTTTTGTGTACTCCTGCGATATGAGCTTTAATACATCATCCATTTGTTCTCGCCTTTTCTCCGAATATCCTATTATTCAGATTCCATCGGATCATTTCATACATCTTGTCACCGGTCTTCCGGCCATTCCAGATCCAAGCAGAATACATCACAATAAGCTGGATGTCTCTGTCGTTGGATGCGTTCAAGGTGGAGGCTCCTTCCGCGATGATGCTCTCGTATGAACTTTTTATTATCTGGGACAATCTCTCGTCATAAGCTGTTGTTCCTTTGATTCCAATGTCAACTTTCAGCCTGGCGAGGATCTCGCTGGTCTGCTCAGGTGTCATGGTGTCACTCCTTCTTTTTTCTTGAAGCGGTCTTTTTAGCAGGCTTTTTTTCTTCGACTGTTTCGCACGAGATGTAGCCCATTGAGGTCAGCTCTGCAATCCTTTCCTCTGTTGGCTGAGTGCCTTCCCGGGGATATTCGTCCCCGGGATTGTACTCGTGTTTGTCAGTCTTATCTCTGAAATAGTTAACTACGATCATGCGTTAACTGTTACAGTGCAGCTTGCGCTTGCAGATCCGCTTACTGCCGTAATGACTGCTGTTCCTGATGCCACACCAGTTACAACACCATTGCTGTCAACAGTTGCGTATGATGTAGCGCTTGAAGACCATGTAATAGGTCCATCAACAGGGAAGGTCTTTGCTGCGAGCTGGATTGTCTCGCCAGCGTCAACCTCTGCAGTCTCTGTCATGAGGATTGCTGTTACAACATTGGCTGTATCAGGTGCGAATGCCATTGTTGTTCCAGGTGTTGTTCCTTCTAAGCCGATTGCGATGAAGGCCTCGGCGATTGTAGGCTGGCCATCATAACGAGCTGTTCCTTTGAAGACTGTTGCATCCTCGAGGAATTTAACATGCTCGCTCTGCGCGAACTTCTGACCTGCTCTCTCTGCAAGGAGATAGAGATCGAAATATCCGGCGATGATTGTGTTGTCAGGGATGAAGTTGAGGACTTCGATTGTTCCTCCAACTGCAGGCATCTGTCCTGATGCTGATGCTACAAACTGACCATCTGCTGTGTTGACTACAGTCTCGGCCATGAGCTTTGTGTGAGTCTTTTCGTTCATGATCCAGACCTTTGGTCCTCTTGCATAATCACCCTTCATGGCGCCTGATGCCAGGAGGATCTGCTTAAAGAGAGCAGCTCCTGTGAGGCCTGCTGAAAGAGTGATGATGTTTGATGTGTGGAGGTCTGCCCATGGTCTTGCTGTTGCAGGATAATCTGCAGGCTCTGATGTCTGAGCCAGTCTTGTAACAATTCCGAGAGGCATCTTCTGTGTCTTGTTGGAATTTCTTCCGTAAAGGACAGCCTTGTCGACTCCGAGACCAATGCTCTGGCCGATTGCATCGATAATTGTGGCGGACAGATCAATGTCGGAATCCTCGATCGTCGCATTGCAAACCTGATAGAATCCTGCGATCTTGAAGCAGTTAACTTCTACCTGATTGAAAGCAAGTGAAAGCTCGTTGATATTTGCGCAGCACTCTGTCCAGATTGCCTCTGCAATCTTACCCTGCACAACGAGTCTTCCGTTTCCGCCGAGTGGTCTTACGTCCAAGTATTTGTATAACTTGGAGTAGTTGATCATGTTCTCTCTTAAAATTCCAAGAAATACTTCAGGAATTGTGAGGCCGACATTTGTGAGCTCTCTCTTTTCCTTAATGCAGGCTCTTACTTCACCGAGCCATGCCTTGACCTGCTCGTTTACAGCCTCGCCTCTCTGATTGAAGATGGTGCTTCTGATCTTTTCTGTGAACATCATTGCTCTTTTTGACATGATGTGAATTCCTCCTCTGTTTTCTTCTGTTGCTTCTGGTGCAGGTGCTGGAGCTGGGGGAGTTGTGTCCTGAGCTTCTTCCTCTTTCTTGAGTTCGTCTTCCATTCCTGCGATCTCTTCTTCGAGCTTGTTCTTTGCTGCTTCATGCTCTTTCTTCTCAGTGTCGAACTTCTCGACTTCTCCATCGATGATTTCCTGCTTTTCTGCAGCATCGTCACCTTTGGCCTCTGCCGCATCCTCGATTGCTTCCTTGAGCTCTTCTTCTCTCTTCTCGAATTCGGCATCCTTTGCTCTGAGCTCTTCGAGCTCCTTCTTGAGCTTCTCGATCTTCTGTCTTAACCAGAAAACTTTCATGATGTTTCTCCTTTCAATTTCTTGAGAGTCGCTTCCTTCCAGGCTTCTGATTTTCTTTTCTTGATCTCGTCGGCCTGCTTCTGTCTGGCAGCGATGTTTGTCTCTTCATATGCCGGGAAGGTGCAGGGACTTACTTCATAAAGCGTGACCTCTTTAATTGTCCAGTGGATTGATCCGTCCTCTCGGAAGTCGGTTTCCTCTGAGTCAATATCAAAACCAAATGAGCACTGATCTACATCTCCGCGCTGCACTCTGTTGTAGAGATTCATTGCATCGGTATCGTTCGGATTGATATCGATGTGACCCCACAAGCCATGCGCGTCGGTTTTAAGCTGCAGTGTGTTTGCTTTGGTTCTTCCAAGGACTAAAGTGGTATCATGATTTATTAGTGCCCTGATATCTCCTGATAGAGTCTTGTCGAAAGCTCCGGGTGCGATTGATTCTGAAAGCCCTGGAGCGATCTCATAAGTACTATCAAAAACAGCAAAGTAGCCTTCGATTGAGAGGCTTCCGCTGTCTTCCCTCGTTTTGAATTCTGCAGGGATGCTGCGCATCTTTCTTCCTGCTCTGTCTCTTAAGTCGTTCATTCTTCACTTCCTCCGTTTAATTTGTTCTGGTCTCCGATCCGGTCTGCTGGGATGTAATTCTCGAGGATCCTGAGCTCATCGAGTCCATCCAGGTGATTCATTCCGATTCTGTCTCTGACTTCGTTTGCTGTGACGATTCCCTTGTCAGAGAGACCTCCAAATACTTTGTAAATTGTGTCAAGATCCCAATCGAGCAGCGACAAAACGTTAAACTTCAAATACATTTTTTCGCTGATGATGAGCTTCTTTGTCATTTCCTGCTGTATCGCTACGCATAAAGGCTTGACTGTGCTGTTAATGAATGAATTCCATGCTTCCTTGTCGTAATCTCCAACTCCAAGAAGGAAAGGAGGCACACCGATTATTGCTGCGACTGTCCTTTTGTCTAATTCGACTGTGTCTGCAATTGCCAGGTCTGCCAGGCTTAATGGTCTGACCTGCTCAACCTGGAACTGCTCAGCTGGGATCAGCCATGGCTCTCCGATCTCGCTTGACTTCACATATGAATTCAGGAGCTTGCTTCTTCCTTCCGGGGATGAGAATTCTTCCGTCAATGCATCGACTTTTACGATGATCGAAGGTTTCCATTTACTTTCCATGAATCCTTTTTCTGTAGCAGAGGCCTGTTTTAAATTGTTGGCCACATCTTTGAGTGAAACTGTGAGCCCTTTACCCTTCCACAAGTAAGTCCGATCCGGATTGTAGACAAAATGAAGCACGTTGTCCGGATTCCTCTCTTTGCCATCAATGCAGACTTTGTAATCTCTATATCCAATTGGATTGAAGCTCACGCGCTCTGCCGATATCGGCTCAAGGTTCACGATGTTGCCTTCGTATGTATGAGGAATCACCACTGCGTTTCCTTTTCCGTACAGTAAAAGGTTCATGACGATTGCCTGCATCCATGTGCTTCTGGTCATGTGCATTTCCGGATCAATGTCAATTTTCCGGCTGAGTGCATTTATGATGCGCTGGTCTCCTTTTTCGGTGTTGGCCATTAAATGAATCGTGAGCGAACCGATAAGCTCAGCTATCTTGTGGCAGGCGGTCATGATTTCCGGATTGTCTGCGAGGTTTGTATATCCTGAGCAGGCGAGATCGTCTCCGTCTGCCATCCATAAAGCAATTGGATTTATGTTTTCTCTCTTTTGGGTGATTCTTTTGTTTTTTCTTTTCCTGCTCATTTATCTCCCCACCATGATTTTCCTGCTTTGCTTCGTGCGGCATCCTCTGTGGCTCTTATGCATGCAAAAACAGAGGCATCGAATAAATCGATTCTCTGTTTTTCCTCTGTTTTTTCATAAGCCACTGCATCGTCTACCTTTTCGACTGCAGCTACGTTCGAGACACAATACTCGTAAGCGTCCGAATGTAAATAATAAAGCGTTCCGTCTTTGGCTGCTTTTTCGATATGTCTGAAGCCTTGCGATTTTAAGTAATAATACTGTGGTTGATCTATTATGTTGAATCCGGCTTTTTTCATTGCAGGGAAGTATTCTTCCCCGGCGAACTTTCTGTCATGTCCGACCTGCCGGATGTTGAATCCTTTTGACCTCATGTCAATAAACCATTTTACGATGTCGGCGATGTTGACTGTCGGTGTGTTGCTCATTGTAAGCCAGCCATCGTCCTGCCATCCATAAAGTGGGATGTTGTCTTCTTCTGCCTTATGAACTGCCATTACTACCGGACAGAAGGCATGCGTAATTATGATGTCGACTCCGTTATAAGTGCCAAATAAAGCAGCTGCTGTAAGGTCGTACATCCTGGAAAGGTCAGCGCCTCCGTACCATTTGACCGGGAGCTTTGCCAGCTCATCTATTGTCCAGTTGTATTTGCGGTCAGATGCTCTGAATTCCTCAATATCAAACCAGGCTTTCATGGCTGATGTGTAAATGTTCAGCCTTCTGGAGAGGAAGTCTTTTCTCTGCTGCGGATCGTTCTGTGCCTGCAGCGCATCCTGCATGATGTCTTGCGGTCTGATTGTGACTCCATAGTTTGGATTCGCTTTTTGGTGCTGGATTGCACTCGTGTAATCGACATTTCCTTTTTCGTCCTGGTCTGCTCTTGCTACAAAACTAAAAAACGAATCGTCTTTCACGATGCCTGCTGCCACCTTGACCGCATATTCCATTCGACCATGTCCGAATGAGTTTATATTGTCACCGGCAGTTGTTATTCCAATACACAGGCGGTTTGTGAAAGCCGCCTGTGCTTCTTTGAATCTGTTATATTGCGCAGCTTTTTTGAACGCTGCGACCTCATCAAGGATTGCGAAGTTACAGTTAAATGAATCCTGCGCGTCCGGATTGGATGCCATGATCTGGATCTCAATTGTTCCATCCGGTCTTCCATCCCTGGTCTTAAACTCATATTTTATTGAATGCTCGAAGCTGTTGTCGTGAATGTCGAAGTCTTTGTCTATTTTCTTATATCTGAGCGAAAAATCTATAAATTTGAAGCTCTCCAGCGCCTGCTTAAGCGCTGCAGCTACAACATAGACTGTGGATCCTGACTTCCTCTGTATTATTGAAACCGCGAACGATAACGCTGCGATGAAGCTGGTCTTTCCGTTTTTTCTCGCGAGCATGATAAATGCTTCTTTGTATCTTCTTTCATTGGTCCCTTTGTAAAACATGGCCAGGAGATTGTATATTATAAAAATTTCCCAATCTTCCAGGATGAATGGCTTTCCCAGGAGCGGTGTTCCGTCGATTGCTTCGCCTTTTCTGTGTACAAAGAGCCCTTCCATGATTGAGCATGCTGCGTCAGCTTCTCTTGTCCTGACTTCGAGGTCTTCTCTCTTAAGATCTTCCTGGAACCTTTTACAAGCGTTTACGATGTCGGCTCCGGCGATCTGTTCTCCAGAGGTTACTCTCTCGGCATATTCGACTGCCCTATTAAAATACTTTTTCGCTTTCATATGCCTAGTGCTTCGAGCGCATCAGCAAGACCTCCACCGCTGTCTTTGTTAATCAGTCCCTTGTCACCGAGCCTTTTAAGGCCTGCCGGTGTGAGACCTAAGTCTCGCCAATAAGCGAGAGCCTGCGCATTACAGTCCATAATGGCTACAAGTGCAGGATTTTTTGTCATGTTGGTTGCTCCACCTTTGTTGGTGTGCATAACGACTGGATTTCCTCCTGAGAGTTCGAATTTCTCCTGTGCTTTGTCTCTTATCTCTAAAATCCCAGCGAGCGTGTCGATAATACTGTCGAAATATTTCTGATAAGTTCCGGCTTCGATACAAGCCTTTTTAATTTTGTTTTTCCATTTCGACTTCGTCATTTATCCTCACCGCCTGCTGCCCTGTGAAATCTTCCCAGCGCTTAATTATCACATCGCAGTATTTCGGATCTAGCTCAACTGTAAAACAGTTTCTTCCGAGCTGCTCACATGTGATCAGAGTGGATCCTGAGCCGCCGAATATATCAAGAACATTGTCTCCTTTGCGTGAGCTGTTTTTTATCTGCCTGGCCAGGAGTTTTATCGGCTTCATTGTCGGATGCTCTGCCGATCTTGCTGGTTTATCTTCTTCCAGCACTGTGGTGCTGATTTTGTCTTCAAATAGTTCTTTGAGGAGCGCTTTCATCTCCTCTTTCTTCATGTGATCGATGTCGTGGCCTTTGTCCTCGAATACCGTTGATTGTGTTCTGTCATCAACAAAATAATGAGCGGCTCCTTCTTTCCATCCATAAAGGCATGGCTCGTGCTTCCACTGGTAATCCTGCCGCCCTAAAACAAATGTGTTTTTATTCCAGATCAAGCATTGCCGCACCTGCCATCCGATTTCTCTGCATGCTCCTCTGAAGTTGAAGCCTTCACTGTCTGCATGCCAAATATAAAAAGCGGCTCCGGGTTTCATTCCTGAGTCCGCTGCTTTGAATGCATCCACAAGTAGCTTGTGGAAGTCTGCATCTGATTTTTTGTCGTTCTCTATCTTGAGCGCGTCTTTTGTCTTTCCGACATAGTCCACATTGTAAGGCGGATCCGTGACGAGCAGATCTGCCTGCTGCCCCTGGAGCAGTTTTCTGATTGTCTCTTCCTTCGTTGAATCGCCGCAGATCAAGTAGTGCCCCCCCCAATTTGAAAACGTCGCCAAGGCGCGTGGTTGCTGACTTTGGCGGCTCTTCATTAAAATCATCCTCCTGGACCTCGGTGTCTTCTTCTCCGACTGCTGCCATGTCAAAACCGAAGGCGGACATGTCAAATTCTGAAATGTCTTTTAATTCTGCAGCGAGGACATCAAAGTTCCATCCTGAAAGCTCCGCGGTCTTATTGTGAGCGAGCGCATATGCTTTTCGCTGCTCGTCTGTAAGCTCATCTAGTCTCAAAATCGGAACAGTTTTCATTCCGAGCTCTTTGGCTGCCATCCATCTTCCGTGGCCTTCAACGATTATGTCGTGCCAGACTCCAATCGGATCGTTGAATCCGAAGTCCTTTATTGACGCGATGATTGCTTTTAAGTCTTCCTTTCCATGGCTCCTTGCGTTCTTCTCATATGGACGCAGGCTGTCCAGGGAGACATATTCGATTTTTAATTCCATGGTGTTCCTCTTATCGTTTTTTTGGTGCTAAAAATATGCCGCTTTTGGAATGCGGTCATTAATCATAAGTAATTCCCATAACACTTGTCATTAATTGATTCTAGATTGCATGCGGTTTTGAGCCGTTTTCTCCGAGGCTGGACCCCTTTTATATAAAACTACCTCGTATATATAAAAAGT